GAAAAACATGAGGTCATCAAGAACCCATGACATGAAAGCGGAATAAGAAAGTTGCGGGTCTGGCTGTTGCAACCATGATCGAGGAGCGATCGGTTCATCAACAAGTTCTTTTTCAACATCATCCCAACGCCTGCGATACATGCATAATGGTGTTGACGCTAGAACGGATGCAATTAAGTCGCGACTGCGATTTATAGTTCCAACCTGCATCGCTTTATCGCGCATCGTGCCTTGGATGTAGGAATAGTATTCACCGATTGATTGCGCGCCTGAACCGTTGCCCGTGTAGTAAGTGCCACCTGCTGCCGCTTGAACCTTTGGTTCGTCTTGTGAGATTGCGGCTTTTGTGATGCCTTTTTTGAACAGCGCCATGTTTTTAGTTTCTCATATCTGTCGGAAGTTAGGTGGCATTGACCCTAAGACATATCCAATCCCGACGAAAGGTAAGCAAGGGTCAACGCCGATAAGACATTACCGATTCGGGACAGCAATGATGGGTTTTCCGCTGATTACTGGGCGACTGGCCATCGCGGCTGCCCAAACCATGCAACGAGCCAACGCAATTTCGCCTGGGCTTCGCTGCGACGATAAAGCAATTGATGATTCGGCTTTGACGGCAACTGCACGTTGGACATGTTCGGAAAGTTGCTTTGATCCGTCGTGAACCAACAGCGATTCGAATATCAGGTTTTTCACGCCTTGGGTGTAACGCACAATTTCGCCGTATCCGACGATTTCGGTTCGTGTTTGGTATTGGGTCGGCCAATGAATTTGGATTGATGGCGAGATAAGAAACCGCACGTTTGTTGCCGCCAATGTTGCAACCTCGGCAAGCATCTCTGAATAGGTGTCGGTCACGAAAGCAACGGTCACGGCAACTCTGCGATCGGGCAGCTGGACTGCGCGTGTTCCAAAATAGCGTGAATCGTCTAGCGAAACTTCAATTGCGCAAAAACCGCCATCAGGTATTGGGTCGGTGTATTCGAGCGCTGGCCAAACCCCGGGTGGAATCCAACCTTGATCGCTGGCTACCCAAAGGTTGCATGATGCGCGCAAAAACTGTGCTCGGTTTGGGTTCAATGATTCGGCGCGCAACGTTTCCAGACTGATTGTGTGATTCAGGCTTGGATTGCCCCAAACCCAAGTACTTTCCAAATTCACATCTAAGGATGGGTCAGGCGACCATTCAGCAAAATAGAAACTGGATGTTTTGTTTTGGTCTATTGCGCGCAACCCCTGTTCACGCCACCTTTTCATCAAAATTGATGCTTCAGTGCCGCTTGTACTCCACATGGAAAGCAAAGGGGATCGCCTAGCGCGCTGGGATGGAATCAAACCACCGTCAACGGCTTCAGGGGAAATGTCCCAGATTTCGTCGGCCACGATCAGGTCGTTTGATGTTCCGTGACCCACGTTTGGTTTTGCTGCTCGAATAGTCCAGCGCGTACCGTCGGCCATTGTGGCCGCATTTCTCCCGTAAGCCTTCACAAGTTTTGCCCCAAACTTGATTTCCAACGTGTCGGCGAGCAGATCAAACAAAGACACGGCAAGGTCAAGACGGTTCGCGGTAGTCAACACGGTTTGTTTTTGCCCCCGTATTTTGGGCATCTCTGTAAGCCACCAACCAACCAGCGCGGCCAACGCTGTTGACTTTCCGTTCTGTCGCGCAGTAGAAACCAACGAAACACGGTTCAACAAATCCCCGTTTTCGTCATGAAGCAACTGCTGGTTCAAAACGTGCTGTTGCCAAGGAAACAAATCAACGCCCAAATGCTGACTAGCCCATACCCCAACCTCTGGCCCGTACGATCCAGCCGCATCAGGGCAAGGGCTTTCCAATCTCGGCTGATCCTGGCTAGTTCTGGCCAGTTCAGAACCGTTCGGGGATAAGGGAAAGCGAGTGGCTCGGGGGCTATCTTTTCCCAATAAAAAAACGGAATCAGAATTATTTTTTGAATTCAAAACGGAATTGCGTTTTTGTTTTCTTTGTGCGGTTGTTTTGTTTTTTAGTATTGCGCCGCGCTTTGCGTTGCATGGTTTGCATGAACTAACAAGATTTTCTGGCGAATCATCGCCCCCTTCCAATACGGAAACGAGGTGATCGGCTTCGGTTGCAGGGTTGCCGCACCAATGGCATTGGGGGTTGGTCTCTAACAGTCTGCGTCGAGCCGATGCGTAGGCCTTGTTGTTTGTTGTGTGTTGACGTGGCATCTCACGCGCTGCGCTTGTGCTGACGCGGCGCTTGCGCGCCTTGTCCGTGGTAGGTGTGGGTGGTGTGTGTTGTCGGGTTCATGTTGTTTGCTTTCTTTGTTTGTTAACTGTATGTCATCGGCAGGTCAAGACATGTGTGAATGCTCCACCCTCTGGCTTGCCCAACCCAGATCCCTTTGCTTCACTTCATCAGTCTGTTTACTGATCGCCCAGCCGCATTGCCCAAACCATTTCGTGTTGCATGATTCGAGGCGCGACCGTCTACCCGCGTTACCGCGTTTCATCCAACCGCCCTGCGACAGGCTTAGGTCATGCGACTAGCCGATTGTTTAAGCTCTGGGATTGCTCAAAGTGTAAAGAATGTACTCCATATCGGATGGCTTCCAAACGGCAGCGTGACAGCCAGCCAGTTCGCAAGCGTTCAACCAAATCTTTTGACCCGGGGTTAGTTTCCCCTTCTCTGCTTTTAGTTCAATGACTAACGGCCGACCGCCTTGAAATGGGTGAACCATGAACAGATCAGGGAAGCCAGTGTCGCCTTGAACGTGTGTTGCCCAAGCGCCGCGCCTATTCATTGACGGCAAATCGTGATGCACTAGCCAGCCATAACGTTTGGCAACGCTAATGACCATGTCTTTGAAATCGGCTTCGCTGATCTTGGAATCAAGTTTCATTGGTTTGCTTCGCGCAGTTGTGCTGTCCAAATCTCATCTGCCAAGTTCTTTGCTGTCCATTGCAATTTTTGTAGCACATCGTCACTATGCAGGAATTCGTGGCCTGTTTTGACGCGCTCAATCAAATCAAGTACGCGGTCTAGCACGCTTATTAGTTCTCGTAATGTCATTTATTCCCCCACATACAGACAAGCACTGTTGCCCATATTCCAATAATTATTCCGATTATGTTGAATGCAACAAACTTCATTTCAGCGCTTCAATCACCGCGCTGGCTTCATGTGATTTCAAGAGTTCCAGCACCGCTTCATCGCTGTTCAACGTGCGTTGAATCAGTTCCAGTAAACGCAAATCGTCTAGCGCTGCATCTTTGGCCAGTTTTTTGATGTAGCCAATCTGTTTCGGTGTTGCAAAAGCGCCCTGGGGAATGTGAACAGGCTTGGATGACCCGATCGGTGAAAGCGTGACCTGACTATCCGATCGGGCCACCTTGGACATCTCCTCACGGGATGGCCTTTTGCCCTGCGTGGCAAACACAAAGTTAGCGCAAGCGCGCCCAATGGCTGATGTTTCGCAATTCTCGACAAACGATGTTGCGTTCACGCCGCGATCTGTTTTTATTTCCTCTGCCCATCCTGTGGCAACTGGGTCTCTGTCGTCTTTGTCTGCATAAAGTTCGGCATAGAAAACGCAAGCGTCGCCTGTGTAGTTCAACATTTGGGTTCGCACCCGACCGTTTGGATGTGCTTCCCAGAACCGCGCTAAACGGGATTCAACTGTTTCGTAATTTGAAAGATCAAATGCCATTAGCAAGCCACCCAAACAATTGCGTTGCGACCGTAACGGGTTTTGCGACGTGCGCCGCTGTCTTTGATGTAGCCGTCTTTGTGTAGTCCGTTAATGCGCGCAGAAACAGATTGTGCCGGCAATAACAACAGGGTTGAAATCTCGTCTGCTGTCATTCCTTTTGCTTCAGATTTGCCAGCCCATTTGATCCAAAAATGAATCAGTTCGCGTTGTTTGCCAGCGTGTGGTTTTGCGCTTTCAGCTGCTTCGCGTGATGTGTCGCCTGCGTCGTGACGGACTGCAACGCTTGGATGGTCTAGTGCCACTTTTGTTTTGTGGCCGCCTAATCCAATGGTGGATGTAAACATTTCTAGTTGTTCGCTCATGTCGGGATTCTCTTTCATTAGTCGGGTTTAATCTGGCCGCCTAGGCCTTCAATTGCCAAAGTAACACATTCCGCGTAATCATCTTGACCACTAAGTTGAAAGTCAATCAACATGTTGCGCAAGCCTCGAATCAAATGATCGTCACGGTATTTGCGTTCAACGTGCTTAGGCCGCGCAATGTCATCCAGCATGTCAAACACAGCCATTTGGTATTTCATGCCGCCTGCTTCTAAAATCAGTTTGCGTGTTTCCTCGCTGACCTCACCTTGATTCCATGCCACGCCTTCGCTCATTTTGCTGTTCTCCAGGGCGACCAGCCCGATCGTGTGAAAATTATCAATCCTGCGCGCAAGTTAATTTGTGGGTCTAACAACATTTTGCATGAAGTCAGCAGGCCTGCTTTTTGTAAAAAACTGTTTTCGCCTTCGCACCAAAAACCGTTGATTTGCATTAAGCCGTAACTGCCCGTCATCGGGTCATCCTCGTTGTGGGCTAGTGGTGTGCCGTTGCTTTCGCGCTTGATCACTTTTACCAATGTTGCGTATTCCGAAACAGGCCAGCCAAGGTTTACGGCCAGCGCTGCAAACTGTTCTGGGGCTGTCGAATACGGATCAATAAACAGGGTGCTGGTCGTTGTTGTAGGTGGCTCAATCAGGTAGGGGCGAACATCAATGGTTCGGCTAGGTTGCCCTGATTCGCTGTTTACAGGCCCTAGGGCGAGGGTAAACCCCCATAGTGCTGTAATTAGGCTTGCAATTATTTTGGGGGCTGTAAATGTCACATTTTCTCCAATTGGTACGGAACGCCCCAACTACCTTGAACGTTCTTGAATGCAAGTTGCGAATGCAACACGCGGCCGTTTTCGGGGTCACGGAAAATCTGAACCATGCACTGTTGCCCGTCATCAAGCGAAGTGAGAAACACTTCGTAGTGGTAGGTCTTGTGATCCATGGTTTGTGTCCTTTCGTCGGTGTGTCCACCGTAGGCAAACCATCAGGTCATTGCAAGGATTTCGCTTCTTTCCATTGCTGTACAAGGGCTGGAACACGGTCGCCGACGTAATAGTTGACGTGCCATGGCTCGGAATCCAGTTCCCAAGTGAAGCCGTACAGCGCGGCTGTCTCTGCCATAAACGCTAAACGCTCGCCTGATGCTTCGCTCACGTCAACAGACAAACCAAGATTGTGATTCGACTTTCCAGGTTGCGCAATAGGTGCTTTGCCTTTTTTCAGATACCAATTTTTGCCCTGATACACCCGGGGTTTCACGCCTTCGATTGGAATTAATTGCATGCGATCATTCCATGCGATTGTTTGTGTTGCTAACGAACGGTAAGTGTCAGCTGCGCTTGTTGGCTTAAACGTTTTGATGCCATCGGCAAACGCTCGATCACGCCATGCCATCCATGCTTGCGCTGCTAACAAATGCAATTTGCCGTACGGCTTAATTTCAGCCAGCAAGTTAATTGGCATTTCTCCTGGCGTTACATGTTGCAACGTGGCAGGCAAAACAATTTTGTGTTTATGCGGTACGGCCACGACCGAAAGCCAAATCCTTTGGGTTCACATAGCGCGCAAGAACAGGCACAAGGGCGGCTAACGCTGCTTTGCCTAGGTCTGCTGGGTCTGTGTTGCCTGTGGAATAAACAGCAATTACCGCTGCAACCACTGAACGGGCATAACTAGCCAACATTGCTTTGTCACTCTGTTTCATCGTCTTTGCCTTTCGGTTTGCTCTTTAATCCGTTGGATGCCAGCAAGCCTATTAGACCGCCAGACAATGTCATCAGCATTGGGTTTAACACAGAAAATGCTTCAGCGTCATTTGGGGCTTGTTCTAAAGGCTGGGTAACAAATAGCAGGCCATAAAGCAGGGTAAAGATTGACCCTACAAACGCGCATGTCAACCCAATTCCAACTACAAGAATCAGTCGCGCTTTGATTTCGTCGTTTGTGTATCTAGCCACAACGACCACCCCCAACCTGAATTTCCGTGGTCAATGTGACGGCCTTGTTTTTGGTTCGAATGCAGTTCATACGTTCCCGATCAGAACAGCCAGAGCAACCCCACAAAACAACCGCAATTAGTGCGGCGTAGCCGATGAGGTAACGCCATCGCATTATGAAAGAAGCAATGCAACTTCGTCAGCAGTCAAGCCAAGTTTTGCTAGTACAGCCTTTTTTGCCTCTGCTTTTGCTTTGTCCTCGGCTGCTTTTTCTGCTGCATATTCTTGGTTTGTTTTTAGCAAATCCAATTCTTCTTTGTTTAAATTGCGTTCAATAGTTTCACCAGTTGACGCATCAACAAAATGTCCAATAATTGTCATGAGTTAACTACTCCATACACGCTAACTGTTCCTGTAAAAATGCTATCGCCGGCAGAGTTAGACAAAATAAACCCGGTGTAAGTTTGCGTGCTATTTACATAGCCACCACCGCTTGCTGCTTCTGCGTTTTGCAACGAAAAAGATTGACAAGTGAACATGGCTTTAGCACTAACGCCAACTGATGAAATGTTTAATCTGCCCGTAATTTGAGTGCCGCTATCTTGGTTGAGAATAACGAAAGCAGCATTGTTGTTGGCAATTGCGCCAGTTGCAGCGTTGAAATACGAGGTATTTATGCCGGCATAATAGCCCGAGGCTTGCGTTGTTGTTCCATAACGGAATTGAAATCTAAAATCTTGGCTAAGGCCGCCAGTTAAATCAAACAAAACAACATAAAACTTGTAAGCCGTACTAAAGCAGTTGTCAATGGTGACGGTTGCAGCTGCGCTTGGGCTGGCTGTGGCTATCCATTGCAAGCCACTGACGCTTAACCATGATGCGCCGTCATAATACTGCGTAAGGTTGCTCGCTTCGATGTATGCCATTTGGCCTTCGGCCAGAGTTTTTTCACCTGTTCCACCAAAAGCCGCGTCACGGGTGACCGTGGTAGCAAAAACAGGTATGCCCGTGTTTATTTCTTTTTGCTGTTGTGCAGTTAATACTTGGCCAGCCGTAAAGACTGGAACCGCGGTTTGTGCGTTTGCTCCCATATGTGCTCCTTATCCTAAAACATTCTGTGCGTCGAGTGTGCCATATAGCGCCGAATCCAATATCAACTCATAAACAATGGTTGTCGGGGCGGTGCTTATCAAAATTCTATGGCCCGAACTTAGGTCTAGGTAATGCTCGATGCCTTCCACCGACAGTTCCTGGGCAAGTTGGGTTGTGCCAGTACCGCTAGCGAAAGTCTTTTCAATAGTGATTGTGTCGCCAATTTCAATAACGGCTACCGTGTCACGTTGGGCTGTTGTCAATGCCATAAACGCGGTTTCAACGGAAGTGAATCTGGCTTCAGGATCAGCGTTTAACAGGTAACTGGCGGCCGTGTCAATGCTTCCTTGTTCATGTAGCAGGCTGTTCGTGATGCTTGACGTTTGGATGAAATAAGTTGCAATTGATCCTGTGTCCTCGGCTGTAGCCGTGTTGCCGTTTAATCCAGTGACCACAGATCGGTTAATTACAGCGTCGGCTTCAAACGAAATACCTAAACCGTTGTAGGGAATGTTCGTTCCGTCATCATGGAAATCGGCCACCGATGCCGAAATGGTGTTGCCAACACGGTTTTGGAAAGTGAACACGCCTTCACGCGACATAAACACGCGCCCAAATTCTGCTGTGTCGTTAATTTGCGAAACATACGACAACACGTTTGTTCCAGCTGCGACTGTGTAAGTCGCAGCATGGCCAAGGTTAACTGTGCCTGTTGCGATGTCACGGCTTGCGCCAGTAGGGAAATTTACTTCAGGCAAATCTAAAACGGTTTCTAGTCGTTGCCCTGATGTTTCGGGGGTGACATTTAATTCGTCTAGGTATGTTTGCGACAACAAATAGAACTGATCCGCGCAATACACAGTGAC